TCCTGGCGATTTTCATGCCAGGCTAGATGCAACGAGATCCAAATTGCCCCTTTATATGCAACAAAATATACGTGCAAATGAAGATCGAGTGAATGCAAGTGCACGATTATTTGCGCCACGAAATACTGAATATCTTACCACAAAACGTTCTTTCAAACGAGCACAAAAGACACGTCGTGCTAGTATGGTTAAACCAAAGAATTCTACCAGTAATCATTCGAGTAAGTTACGGCGTGAATATGAGAAATACAAATTAAATAAAAGTCGTACATCAAATTCATTGAATGGTGGGTCGTGTAATAGTAAACGAATGTCCTGAAAAAGATCATCCAGATAAATAATCACTATATGATAAGTAGTGATTATTTCATTTTTATTTTGCGGAAAAGATCATATCATCTAAAAGTAAAAAATAGATCCGAGTAAATTCTTCAAATCCAATTCGGAAAATTTTAACGAATCGTATGCAAATATCTCATTTTTCGTGCTTATCTTATAGAAGATTTCATCCACAGATAAATCGTGTACAGGTACGCCGTCATTGCATTGTAATACGTTTTGTGCAATTTCTAGTTTATCATTCAGTTTATTGAACATTAATTTAATATAGCAGACCATCACCTCAAATTGAGCATAATGAAATGATCGATAAAAATCTACGCGATTTTCATCCGAATCATCATCATTCCCCAATCTTCGTCTAGTTCCGTATGTAGTAAAATAGTTATTGGCATATACAACGTAAAGTGTAACATCGTCCCTTTCTCGGATAGTGATAACGGAATGATCTGTAAAAGAATGCATTGGTTTTATACTATATTGTATATACGGTTTAAATTGTTTTGTAATTATATTTTGTCAAATAAAATATCTTTAGAAATATATATGTCAAATCTGTACTATACGATCGACATTTCAGTTACTCCTCCAACAGATCCTAGTTTTGTCATATTCGGGTTATTTACAGTAGATCCCGTGACAAAGTTTTTAACTTCTTTCTATGACACTAGTCCAGAGTCTTCTTATGGGTCAGTATCCAATTCTCAAGTATTGGCTCTTCCTACAGATCCATCCTATGCCTCATTTAATGCAGATTATCAGTATATAGATGGTTGGAGTGGATTTAGTGGATATGGTATTAATGTAAATTCTCTTACAGGGATCCCAAAGACCTCCGGTAATGTAATAAATGTATGGGGTGATTTTTCGATTGACAACTATGGTGGAATTTTATTTAATAATGGCGATGTTAATTATGACGTTGAATACATTATATCACTTGTGACAGATACATCGAGAAATGAACTTAGTGGTATAGGTTATAATCCAGTTTCAAATATTAATGATGCTTATATTCGTAATTTGAGTGCTATACAGGTTCAGTCTATTACACCTAGTGCATTGGGACAATTTTCATATTTACAGTATTCCGTATTAACTCCCCAACAACTTTCTGTTATGTCAAAAGTTCAGATTAACGGATTTACCGATACACAGAAAGGAAGTTTCAATTCGGGACAATTGGAAGCTATTGTACGACAACCAAAAAAGACACTATGGTACAGCATGAATATTACACCTACTGGTACTATAGGAAGTTTTACACCTAGTGGATCGTTCTATGGATACTTTAGCGTAGATAGCGATTCATACGATATTTCGGGTATATATGATTTTTCAGAACCAAATACCGATATCAAATACAGACGTGATGCCAACATCAATGGAGCAAATTTCTCATTCAGATATGTCAATTATTCGGGAACACAGAATGTCGCAGGTGGAGGTGTAGCTGTCATTGGAATGCCTAACATTGTAGATGATATACGTAATTTCCGCATTAATACAGGAAAGCCTAATGTATCGATCGATGCGATTGATTTTTACGGTTCAGGAACCAATATTGGTCTATATTACCAATCCGATAATACCTCATGGAACTTTTATAACCAAGGGGCTTATTCCGTCGTTTATAATTTATTGAGTGGAAACCCATACAGAGTCCCATGTTTCGGTGAAAATTCGAAAATCCTCACACTTAACCCCAACACCAAACAAGAAGAATATACCCTCGTTCAAAATATCCGAAAGGGTACTCTTGTAAAAACCCTACGTAATGGATTTCTCCCAGTCGATATGATTGGAAAATCCACCATCAAAAATACCAGCACAGATGAACGTATCCAAACCAGACTATACAAATTATCCAAGGACAAGTATCCCGAATTAAAGGAAGATCTCGTTCTCACCGGTTGCCACTCCGTTCTAGTAGATTCTCTATCTGACGAAGAAAAAGAAGCGACAAACGAACATTTGGGACAACTATATGTGACTGATCGCAAATACCGTCTAATGACATTTTTGGATAAACGCGCAGTTCCCTTGAAAAAAGAGGGGGAATTTCCTATATATCACATTGCATTGGAAAATGAAGATTACTATATGAATTACGGAATCTATGCAAATGGCCTTGCCGTAGAATCATGTTCAAAACGCTATTTGAAGGAATTGTCAAATATGACACTTCTATAATACCCTCGACTCTCCGACCTTGAAGAAATCACTTCGACGTGAAATATTCACTGGTATAAACCCTATATATTGATCATTTGTATATGTCATGTAAATGATCTTTCATCTCATGAATCTATTTGTATCTATGAATCGAATCGATAATCTCTTGAGGATAATTCATCTGTTGCAATACCTTTATTGCCCCCTGTATTTTCGAAATCCCCTTTTCAATCTTGTATAAATATTCTATTTCGTCATTCTCCTTTTCAATCGCAGACATTCGCATACATTTTATCCGAGGTTCTTTCTTCAATCGCTTACATATCGAGGTATAATGCGTGGTTAATATAAAATCCACATTCTCGCGTTTCGACATGAAAAGCAAAAACGCATACGCGGATTTCGATGCTTCGACCGGATTTGTCCCCGAATACAATTCGTCAAATATGGCAAAATGTCGATCCCCCGAATGATTTTCTATAAGATCAATAATCTCTTTACACCGTCTCGATTCCGCTTGGAATAAACTGTCGCGACCCGACGTATCGGGTATATTCAGATAGGAATGTATATGACTATATGGATAGAGAACACAGGATTCATAATATCCGCATCCAATCTGTTGTGTAAATATCACATTAATCGTCGTCGTTTTCAGGAAAGTGGTTTTGCCCGATGCATTTGGACCCGTAATGATGGAATTCTTATCGAACGAATAATGATTGGGTATCGCACCCCCCTTTGCATGTGCCGGATAATATTGCCCCCCAATTTTACTTGGCAATGTATGGAACGAGGCACCGTGAATACATCCCGCATCGATATTTGACCGAACCCCCTTCAAATTATCATAATATCCTTCGAAATCGAAAGCATACAATAGCGCATTTTCATATTCTAGATCCGAATGTAGGACATAATACATTTTCATCAATATTCCTACCTCATTTATCTTGAAAATACTAACCTCGAATGGTTTTATCACGGACAATTCGGCAGACAATTTTCGCAATGTTTCTATATGACTAGCCAAGTCTCGCGTGAATTCCGAGTAAGTCGTGGATCCATATGTAGTCGCGATTTTCTGGAAATGTTCCATACGTGAAATCGTGGAAGATACAAATGTATGCATTTTTATCAATTGTTGATTTATACGTTCTATATTACGATAGAAACGCATACACATCATGGAATTTTGATATACCTGATAAAGATACAATCCAGTGGTAAATAAAAGGTACACGGCATTCTGTGGATCCAGATTTTCCATCGACGTGATTGATTTTCCTATAAAATGATGTTTTGCAATGTCTTTTAATACTTCGTAATAAGTCGATACATCAATCGGTATTCCTTGTATTTTTAACAAGATAAAAGGCATGATGAAAAAAAGGATGGGGAATAATAGACTGAGAACGGGGGATAACATATTTGCCATGGAAATGGCTTGGAGAAATGCAGGGGTCGTGTTCAAGAAATAGAGACATTCCCATTCCATATACGAATATCGTTCGAGGAATCCTTCATCTTTCTTGACATCTTTCCATATTTCTATTATTTCATTGCATGAAACATCTTCTAAATGGTCCGGTTCTATATTCATTATGATTTTTTGTGTTTCTGTCAAATAGGCAGTATTTGTAGTATATTTCGTCCATCGATTCATCGTGGTTTTCCCGAATGCATTAGACGGTTTGAAGAGATATTCATACATGGATGTAGCGGATGGATCGACAACCGAAAGTTCTAAATCTGTCGCTACATTGGCGAATATCTCGTGTGTCGTTTTTTCGTCTAGGTAGTCGATGGGAAATTTGAATGACTGATCCGTGGGCAGATCCATCGGTTCTATCTTACTTGGCGAAAAATCCATGCCACATATCAATCCAAACATACAAGAATTATCAAACATATAATATGTTGGATAATTTAATTCATTTTTTTCTACGCATAAGGAACGATAAGGAACGATAAAGCACGATAAGGCACGATAAGGAACGATAAGGCACGATAAGGCACGATATCATATATTTGTCCTATATGACTATACACCGATCAAATTCGACCCATAATTCGCAGGCAATTCCTCCATCGTTATCTTATAATGATTCTCTATCATTCGCATAGATTGAATATCATACTTGGTAACAAAATTAATCGCCATGCCTTTACGCCCCCATCTACCACTTCTGCCAATACGATGTAAATATGTATGTGGATCTTTCGTAATATCAAAATTAATAACCGTGCTTACTTGTTGGATATCAATACCTCGAGCAGTCACATTCGATGATATTAATACTCTATATTCACCAGTTCTAAACTTATGAAATTCGCGGTCTCGCTCCACTTTTTCCATAGAACTATGAATACAACAAACTGAAAATCCTTCTTCCGTCATTGCCTTATGTAACTCTGAAACTCGCTTAACACTATTACAATATATAATACATTGAGAAACACTAATTACGGAAAATAAGTCCTTCAATGTATCATATTTATCACTATCATCACGCATCGCAATAAAATATTGTTTAATACAAGCTAGGTTCAACTGTTCTGCAGCCATTGTTATTTCAACCGGATTTTTCATGAATTTTTTTGTTAGAGCAAGAATATCCGCTGGCAAAGTCGCACTGAATAACGCGACCTGAATCTCCTCATTCATATATTGAAAAATGTTGTATATTTGATCTTTAAACCCGCGCGAAAGCATTTCATCCGCTTCGTCTAGCACTAATAGTTTAATATCCCTTGCAACAATATATTTTCTGCGAAACATGTCATATACTCTCCCAGCACAACCAACGATAATATGCGGACAGTTATTTCGAATATCTTCCGCGTCGTCCTGAATAGAAGTTCCTCCGATCAAACTCTTGACTACTAATTGCGGAAACATGGAACCTAGCGACTTAATCACATTTAGT